ATTATTTTTCCTCACTTTCGTTTTCTTCTGGCATTTCTGTTGTCATATCTTCCAGAAATTTCTGAATCCATTTTTTAATTTTTACAGGTACCGGCAATCCGCAGAGTGTCATATTTTTCAAAATGCTCACTGCTTCGTATAACACAAACAAAATGCAGAAGAACTCACAAACTCCAAGTTTCTGTATTCCTAGCAGTTTAACGTACCGCTCTGGCATCATGAATAGCATATTGATATTCATTACAACATCCGTTGCCATCAGTAAACAAATTGACAACAACATTGCTGATTTTCTGATAGCTCCATCAATTCCTGCCGAACTATTGAACTTATGCTCTTTCAGTGCTCTCAGCACTCCAAGAACGGTATCAAGTGTCACTGCAAGAATTAAAATTTTAATAAACGAATTATGCTCTAATAGTAAAATAATTTCGTGCATCATCTTCTATCCATCCTTTTTCTGATTTCTTTGTAAAAAAATAAGACCTTGCGGTCCTGCTCGAATTTCCATGCTTTCACCTACTCTTCTGTATATTTCTTACAGTAGCAAGTCTGTTATATATCCCCAGAGGCATGCTATGATTCTTAATTGCCCCATTTAGTTAATTACTTCTATTATTCTCGACTCGATTTCGTTAGTAATTTCATGCAGTAATTCAATCAATTCCGAAATTGTCATGTTCCCTAATTCCATTACTTTTCCAGTGCCTCACGAATCGCCTCAAGGTCGTCTACTGTGAGAGCTGGATAGTCAGCTGCAATATCCTCAAACTCTTCTCCGTTTTTGATGCGAATTTTAAATGCTCTTATCATGATTTTAAGTTTCAGTGCGTTTAATGTTTTCATTATGCTTCTCCTCCGATTAAGTCAGCTATCATTAAGATGATATCGTCTGTAGTTGCTTCTAGTGTGTCGATACGTTCTGTATCTGTCTTGACCTCGTTTTTGTAATTGAGATACTTCTCCGGGTTTGTTTTCACATCGCTCAAGTCAAGTGTTCCTGCATGTTCTGAGATTTCTCTGTAACTATATTCATAATAGATCTGTTCCTCTTCCTGACCCTCTGGAATCTCCGTTACGATATTTTCGTTCAGACAGATGTAGACATAAACAATTCCATCAATCAATCTAACAGAAACCGCATCTTGCGCAGTATCGAATCTTGCTTTCATGTGATATCACTTCCTTACATATTTTTATTGTCTGTGCCACTTTATATTTTCTTTTTAGTTTCTGACTGTTTGTATTATCTAAAAGTCCTTTGTACGAAATACATTTTCTCGCAAGCCACAAAGGTATCTTTTTCTTGCGCCTTATCAGCAGTTTTGCACGTTTATACGTTCTTCTTACTCGCAAAAACACTCGTTGCCGGATTGTGATATGATGTCTATAAATTCTCGCACCCATCATATCAATAAAATGTCCATCATCTTTATTTTTTGTTACTGTTGCAAACACAATCCAGCTATCTTTTATTTCGAGTCCTAATTCTCCTGCCTTTTTGATAAGAAGTTTTATTGCTTTATGTATATCTTTTGCATTTGTTCCCAGTAGCAAAATATCGTCCATATAAAAAAGTTGATGCTTAACTAAATTGATTCTTTCAGACGTTCCGTCTCTTTTCTTTCTGATTCTATACATATTTTCAGCTATCTCATGATACAACTGAGATAAAAATACATTGCAAAGATATTGACTTAAATATGAGCCAATGCTTAATCCTGCCTCAAATGTCTTTATCAATGTTTCAATCAAATGAATTAGCTTGTCATTCTTAATATATTTCTTCACAAAATTTATAACTTTTTCTTGTTTGATTGACGGATAGCATTTCTTTATATCACATTGACCTGCATATCTGATATTCTTATTCCTCATCCATCTTCGAATTGCTTTTATTCCGTATATCTGTCCTTTATTCTTTATTGCAGCACATTGATATTCTCCAATTCGCCTCAAAAAATCTTGCATTGCCTCTACTGCAATATAATCATAAATCTGTTGTTTAATATTCTGTATGCCTATTCGACGCACTTTTTGACTTGAAGCGTCAATCTTTTCTTTGTACCAGATCGCTTTGAATTTTAGGTTATCTTGTATTATTTCTTCACGTATACCGTCTACAATAGTCTCTGCAAATAATTCCACTACTTTAATTCCGAATTTCGTGATTGCATCTCTAATAAACATCTTTGACAATCCTGAGTAATCTGAAAACATTTCTAGTACATCATTTCGTTTATATTTTCCTTTTAAGCCTTTATACACTGCCTTTTGAATCAATTTTCTATCTGTTATATCTACATTCTTACAATATCTTTTCATTCGTTTGATTGTCTTTATAAGGGCTTTCGGTTTTTCTACTAACCCCGATAGCTAAGCTATTCTTAGCTATCCTTACTCCTTTTTAAGTTTCAGTAGGTCTATAAAAAGTATTTCGGGCAACCGCCCAAGAGTCTTTAGACTGTACTTTTTACAAGTACGAAATACGACGCAAAGCAGTTTATAAAGTGAAATAAACAATTTCAGCCGAGGTAATTCCAGTTCGTCCTGTCAAGCCAGTTCCTGCAATTCACGTAAACCGGACCGGTGTTCTCACCAGACCTGAGAGTACCACGTGCGTCGTAAGTCCTTTTTCCGGTCGTATTAGGGGCGTTCCCCTCTTTCCTTTCCAAGGAAATTCACCCCCAACGACCTACATATTAATCACAGCCGAGGAAATTCCAGGCCGTCCAGGCAAGCCAGCCCCCGCAAGACACGCAAACCGGACCGGAGGGCCCACCAGACCCGAGAGTACCACGTCCAAGGTCCTCTCTTGTTCCAGACACAGCTTTGCCTCCTGCATAGCATCTATCTCCCCAGCCTTGTGCATTACTGTTTCCAATTGTTTTTGCAAAAATGCACATGTTTCCGTGTCTACTCCAATGTCTCCAATCCAAAAATCGTTTCCGTCGTTGCCTGGAATATTGCCGATTTTTTTATATGTGCTTTTGATTGTTGCTTCGTCTGTGACGTGTTTTGTCCCCCGACGGGCGATATACACGTCTTTGCTATAATCTTCCTTGAATACCATCACAGAATCTGCATATACAATATATCCACCAATTGCATCTTCAATTCCCATCAGACGATACGGATGTTTTCCGTCTGTATTCGATTCAAACGAGCCATCGTGCTTTGCGATTACTGTATCTGTTGTTCCGCTCCACCAGTGCATTGTTGACATTGTAATCGGTGCGTTTACCGTGTTGCTGATTGCGACCGGCGTTGTCGCGAACCCTTCTTTCACGTCTAGGTATACCGCTTTGTTGTTTTCGTCTAAATCTTCGATTCTCAATACCTTTACATCGTCCGCATATTTGTGAATTGTGTTTACGCCACGATCGTTATTTACACTTGTTTCACTCACTGAACCATATCCGACCGACACATAACTTCCTGTGACGATATTTTTTGCTTGCTCATTCGTCACAGGAAAATATGTATCTTTTGTACTGCGCTGTACAGACGCTGCATACTGAAAATTATAACTTGTAGTTCCTTGAAAGATTGTCTGTTCGTTCTTTGTAGCATATTTAATTACTTGATATAGAATTTTATACAAGTTTCTTTCTTTTCCAGCTCCCCAACAGCTTTTCCCTTTTTTCTGATAATTTGTAATCATATTTGTGTAGCACTGATTTCGAGCGGGCTTTGAGTTTCTAAACGACCGTAAAAGTCCATCCGCACCAATCGCACTCACATATTTGCTATGTATCACGTAAGATGCAAATGTTCCATCCTCTTTTCTTGATGCCTCCCAGCCGACGAGATTGTATTTTTCATTCGGAGAATCAGATAAGGTCCAGATTTGTTTTCCGTCTTTTTCCTCTACGTTCCAGTACGGAGTCATTGCAATTACTCCAACATCGACGGTATTGTCATTTTTATAGCTATTTCCCCAGCCCTCGATTGCCGTTGGAACTTTACGACCGCAATCATCAGTAATGTAGTTACAGTTATACCAATTAAAAATGCCGATGCCCTCATAGTCGTCTCTGCCTTCAACAGTATCCGTTGACGGTTCACATACTTTTCCTTCGTTTGCAAGTGTTTTTGTTCCGGCGGATGTCGGATTTGTTGCTGCAAGATAAAACTCTGTTTGATACACTTTTCCAGTGCGCATTGAACCGAAAAAGGCTTTTAATATTTTTTCGTCAATGATTCCGCTTACATTATCTGCTACTGCCTGTGCTGCCTCGGTGGCTTTGTTCGCATTTGTAATTGCCTGCTGCGTTTCTTGTACTCGCTGTTCTTCTGCTTGCTTTCGTTCTGTCTCCGCTGATGCACGCTTTGTTTCTGCTTCTTTTCTACTATTTTCCGCTGCAATTCTCTTTTTTTCAGCTGATTCAGCTGATTGATTGTTTGTAACAAGCTGACTATTAATTTTCTTCGCTTCTTCTACAGATGCATCAAGCGGTTTACCAGCCTGTTTCATTTCTTCAATTTTCTCATCTGCACGACTGTCAACTTCTTCTTTTGCTGTGTTCTTCTGCTCTTCGATGTATTCTGCCGTTTCATCTTTCACTGCCTGCACAGATAATTCCTGTTGCTTTGTAATAGTCTGCACGGCTTGCTGTCTTGCATCAGCGATTGCCTGCTCTGATTCTTGCGCTTTTTCTACAACACGAATATCAAACCCTGTCACCTGAGCATTTACGTTTTCTTCTGATTCTTTTACTTTATCTCTTGCAACTTCCGCTGTCTGTGCATATCCAGCGGCACTATCTCTACTTTCAGCCGCTCTGTTCGCTACACTAACTGTATCTGAGTGCAACTGTTCCACGTCCACCAGTGCCGATTCTGCTTCCTGCTGTGCAAGCTCTGCTGCGGCAGTCGATGCTTCTACTTGTTTTGCTTTATTCACAACATCATCATGCATTGCAATATATTCAGGTGTGAGGTCACCTGGAAGTGTAACAAGTTGCCAGTACTCTGTATTTTTCCCTTGCACCGGTGCAATTCCAGTAATCTTATTTTCCAACTCTACTGTGCACAGATATGAACCTCCCTGATAATTCACTAAATCAAGATATTCATACTGCATTGATGGATTATATTCTCCACAAGGATTTGGCGATATATTTCCGAGGTCTGTTTCAACATAATTGTTTTCTGTATTCATAACTCATATACTCCTTAGAACTTTAATCTGTACTTTAAACGACTACCTGTACGCTGAAAATGAACTTTATCCACGGTTGAATCTGAATACATTTTCAACCGACCTCGCACAACTTTAAAAGCTGCAAAAAAAACATTGCCGGTATCGCCTTTCAGATCTGATTCTTTTTGTCGAACGTACTCATCAATGTCTTTCTTCCCTTGCGCTACTCTGCCTGGTACAGACGCTGCTTCATTTTTCGCTCGCTCTGCATAATACCGTGCATTATCCTCATTCCGCTCCGGATGATTCAAATGTCCATGCGCCCATGCTTCTGCATCAATCACGCTATTATTTGTTTCATTTGTTGCTATTTTTGTCTGTCTCAAATATTCAGCTACCGTCATAAGTGTATAATGAAACAAATCAATATTCTCCGGAACTTCAAAATTTTCTGGTGCAGGACGTTTATTCACAAACATTCTCACAGTGTTTGTTGTTTCGCCTTCTTCCGCACTGGATAAATAAATGTACGCTGTAATCATTCGTCTCTGTACTAAAGCCTCGTTCGGAATATCTACACTTGATACTTCATTTTCAGTATGCCCAGTCACAATTTTAGCTTTTTCTAATCCCTGCCAGAAAAAATGCACTTCAAAAATCTCTGAAAGTCCCAAACCGGTGATTTGTAATTTCTGACCATAGTCATACTGCCAGAGCCCTTCTAATTCGATTTCTTCATCTTTTTCTTTAAAATTTGCAACAAGCACTTTCAATCACCTCTTTTGCATTTATTCTTCATCGTCTCTGCTATATTCTTTTAAAACTTGCGATAACTCTGCATTCTTCATTTCTTTGACTTTACACACAACAGGAGTAAGTGCAAGGTCAAGGAAACCAGCCGGCAAGCTGTATTTATTTTTGATTGCAAAAATTGCACTTCCTAATTCTTCCGTAGCACATTCTAATACAGCACTAAATGGCATTATTTTCTGTTCTTTTCTCTGCTCTTTTTTTTCTTCCATCACAAATTCTCCTTCAATGAAAACGTCGTCTCAACTGCACCAAATTCAGGAATTTTTCTAGGCAACCTAGAACCAGGAGACGCAAACAATATTTCTTTTCCATCCTCAATTTTATAGATATCACAACCACTTTTTAGATATTTTTCTATTTGTTCCGGTCGGCTCAAAAAAATACCGTAACCATCCTTTTTTGCTATATATTTCGCCATCTTCAACTCCTTAGATATCTGTTACCATCAGTCCATTTTCAAATGTTAAATCACTTGCATGCCATGTAATTGTGCCATCTCCATTGTCTACAATCTTAGAAATATAAGAAATTGTGCCAGTACCACCGATGTACGCTGTATCGCTTACATTACTTGATGACCTTGTTGCTAATTCATTGACAGATATTCTCAAGCATCCACCTTGAATCTGCAACCCTTTGTGAACTGCTCCGGTATTCAAATTTTTAGCTGTAGCAGAGTAATCAATATAGCCATATTGATTACTTCCATATCCACCTGTCAGCTTTCCGGTACTCGCAAGCTGTACCCAATAACCTGTATCACTTCCAGCTTTTAGCGTTCCTTTTAGTTCTGCATTTGTACATTTCAGGACACCACTTTCGCTCATAGACGAGTAAGTTGATTGCCACGAAATTTTACTTGCTTTTAATCTAATTGATTCTGCACTTTGCTCAATCAAGGAATTTACTTCGTCTTTTGTTACTTTCAGAGAGAGTTTATTGTCTAATAAAACTATCTGTGCTTCGTTGTATATCTCATACTTTCCGAGCAATTCAACATCTTTTAAAAAAACCGGAACACCTGACACGTAATCATACAGATAAAGATATTTCTTTCCTGTTGCTGTAGCTTCAAACTCAAATTCAAATTGTGTCCATTCATCCGCTTTCAATGCTCCTGCATCCGTAAATCTCTGCATCGAATTGAAGCTACATTTTACTCTTGCTCGACTCTCATATCCCGCATCTGTAGCAGCTTTAAATCGCAACTTATAAGTACCTGCCTGCATATCAGACCAATATTGTTGTAAATATGCCGATGTTGATGCACCTGAAAATCTTACACATTTACCAAGCGTTTTATGCTCTACAAGTGAAATTACCGTTGTGTTTGAGTTCTGCCACCGATCTAATGTGTCAGAAAACTCTCCGTTTTTTGTGTAACAATGCATCAGAGCAGCAATTTCTCTCGCATTTTTTAGAGTGATTTTATCTTCCGCTGTGCTGATTGTCTGCATAATATAGGATGTCGACCACTCTTTTAACTGCCTGTCTGCATCTTCTATTTCTTTTGTGACAGATTTCTTATAATCTACAGACAACTGTTTCGCTGTAATAGAGTCTGCGTCTATCCAATCCCCTCTGATGCCAGTTGCAGCTATCACATTTAGAACTGCATTACCATCCTTATCAATTCCTGATGTCCATGTTCTTCCTCCATCTTTACTCCAAAAAAATGCCGTCAATCGTTTTCTTATATACAACTGTACTATCTTTTAAATCCGGTTTATCATGCATATACATGATTGTGCTTCCATCGTCCTGCTTCTCTTGTGTCTCGTAATACCCCATCGCATTTGTTGCTAAACTATTGAGCTGTTCGAGAAACTTCTCATACTTTGTAAGTTCTTTTTGAGCATTTTTTTTAATATCTGAAACTATTTTATTAATTTCTTCATACCGGTCTGCACTATGCCTCTCTGCCGGCTCTGCTCCACATGAAATACTTTCATAATTTCCGATGTTATACGAAACATTTGTAAGATAAGAATAGTAAGAATTTCCTTTCCGGTCTGTCAGTACGACTGCATCTCCTGCCTCCCATGCAGGATTCCCCTCCACACTGGCATCAAATACCCGAAATTTCATACCAACTGCTTTGGTTGCTAAATATTCCGCAATCTCTTTTGCTCTGCCGGCTTCTATAAGCGGATTTCCTGAAATATCAAGAACATATCCTTCTGTACCACAAAGATATGTTTCGCCTTTGATATCCCCTGTTTCATCCTCGGAATCTGCTGCTGTAACCCGAATACCTGTGATTAAGATATCCTCAGTATTAACAGACAAGCTACTAAAACGATGTATATGCCAATAAGGTGAATCATCTATAAACTTTCCGCTGTCAGCTTCATCTCCGTTGGTATAGTCTGCAAAATTGCCACCATCCAGCTCTACTCCTGTCTGATAGCTTTCATTGTCTGTAACATCAAAAATACCACCATCTGTAATACTGTCAAAAGCATTTCTGTCGTACCATTTTAATTCGAGTCTGCCATCTGCATTGCATCTTGCATAGCATCCCGCCAGCAATGCACAATATGCGATTATCGCTCGATATGTGATGTTTTCAGACGCTTGAAACGGATTTGTATGTACTTCATACTGATAGTTATCAAACACGCTATTTGCAGGCAATACACCGCAATTAGCACAACAATATCGTATAATTTTTTGCAATGTTGCTGGAAAAGCTAATTCTCCATCGTATATTTTGTCGAACTTACTCATATTATCAAGTGCCTTAATTGTGATAACATCCGGTGTCGTCGTTGGATCTGAGGCGATGAAAACACCTTTCTTAAGCCACTCTATACCGGATTCCAGCTTCAAGCCTATCCAGACTTTCATTTCCGCATTAGTAAAATCATAGTCTGAAAATGCATCATTCTCATTGTAGATAGATAATGTAAGCTGATTTGTGATAGCTGTGCCAATTTCAAAATTGCTTGTACTGCTTACTGCATCTGAAATTTTTACACCATCCGCTCTCAAATTTGTTTCATCGAACTTAAGTTTTGTACCATTTTTCAATGTACAAATGACTCGGGCGGTAAAAAAATGATTTTCTGACATCGCTTTTTGATATTCTGTACTTGTTTCAATCATCTTTCTACCTCTCTATCAAATCTACAGTTGCGCTTTTGTAATAAAAAATGCCGTCGCTTAGTCTACCAAGCACTTCTTTACTAAGTGTGCTTCGATAAAAAGTCACAGTCATATCAATCCCATCATCTCGAAATGTAACCGGAAAGAAACTATTTACAATTCTATTTCTGATTTGAGACATTTCTGCCTCTGTTAATATCCCCCATTTCAAAGAGATATTCTTTTTTTCTGCTACAACTTCTCCAACCATCAATCCATTCATAAGGCGACCAGTGTCAGAGGTCCAGATTAATTCATCGTTAATTGTCATCGATACAGGAGCCGGAAGAACAATTCCTCCGGCTCTTAAAATCTCTTTCACATCATCACCTCTTTCAGATAACTTTCACAGGATTATATCTCATATCAAGATTTTCCTGTGCTTTTTTTACTGCTTTTGCCATGAGTTCGCCATCCAGATAAAATCCCATCTGGCTTAATGCAGCTACAATTCTCATTACTGCATTATTAACAATAGATTCCAGTTCTGCACGACTTACACCGCCACTTCCTGCGACTGTGGCAACGGCTGTATTAACCATTGCTTGTAACTTATCCTCTGGTGCTACAAGCTCGCCCTGATGTAAGTTATCACCAATCATTGCAAGCTGAGGTGTATTCTTTTTAACGTAACCACCTTGAGCCAAATGCGGAATAGGGTTCGGTGTCCAATTCGGCAAATTAAAACTCAATCCTCCAACAAGCGGAATTTCTTCCGGAATACTGATGCTATTAAGCATATCAGCAATACCATTCACTCCTGATGCAACAGCCGACACAAGTTTATTGATGATGTCAATTATTGCATTAACAGGCACTCTTAATATGCCTACTATTCCATCCCAAATACCTCCAAAGATATCAGCGATTCCTTGCCATGCTCTTTTCCAGTCTCCTGTAAAAACACCTACAACAAAGTCTATAACACCTCCAAGCGACCTCAAAATACCGCCAATAACATCCGACAGCATATCAAAAGCGTTTAATACTATTTCGCCCACTTTTTCTAATATCGGAGCAATTACTGGATAAATATTTTGAATAATCCATTTGATAAACGGTTGTAAAACTTTTTCCCATAATACTTTTATTAAGTCTGCTACTTTTCCGATAAATTCTATAGACTCAGCAATTGTTGGATAAACATGGTTTTTCCAAGAGTCTTCAAATTTTTCAGCAATTTTATCTAAAACTGGTGAAATGCACTCATTGTACCAATCTAAAAGTACAGAAACGATTTCCGAAATACCATCTGTAAAAGATTGGAACATTGGTTGTATATTCGCTTCATATACTTGATTAATTTTTTCAAATATATCTTTAATACCTTGATGAAGTGTTTGAAGCAAAATAGAAATCGGTGCAAGGGTATTATCAATTGCCTCTATAAGTTTATCTTTGTTCTCGACAAATGGACGTGTGATAAATTCAAGAATATCTGCACTAAATTGTAATGCAAGATTTAGAATCCCTAAAAACGTATCTGCAAAAATTCCTATCAAGCTGGCGGTGCATTGCTTTGCATTTTCGCCAGAAAAAACTGCAAAGACTTCCGCAAAAGCTACAGCAAAATCACCTACTAAATCAAAAATTCTCGCACTTACATCGAAAATAGAAACTATTTGATTTTTGATGTACTCTTTACTGCTTTGTAAGTATTTATCTATTCCTCCAACAAAATTATCTGCAATTGTCACGGCTATACTTGCCATTGAGCCTGCGACTTTTCCAACGTTTAAAGCTATCGAATTTAAAAGTTTATTTGCAGACGCAACAACTTTTTTATCTGTAAAAATTTCATTCAAAATTTTTCCGATGTTTTCTAAATGCTTTTTAATTGAAGCAATGCGTTTTTCACTATCTCCAAAACCAATAACAAATCCTTTTTTAAATAAATTCGCAAGCTCTTTAAATTTATTTATTAATCCTTTTAATTTGTCATCTATTTTATCTATTGCAGTTTCACCTTTTGCCAGGTCTCCGAAATTCACTTTTGTCGGTGCAATGTCCGGAACTGTATTACTCTTTCCTGAATCGTCATCAGAATCATCGTTATCATCATTATCGCTAGGGTCAGAAAGTTTATTAACCTGGTCAAATCCCATCAAGGAACGCATTTCTTTTGCTGCCTTTTTTGCCGCACTTCCTGCTTTCTTCGCAGATGATGCTGCCGTATCCGCTGAGTCAGAAGCATTGTCAAGCCCTGTGCTTGCGTCTGATGCTGCACTGCCTAAATCAGACATCTGACTGGCAGAACTACCACTACTTTTTTTCCCTGTTATAAGCTCAGTAAAAGATTTAAACGCATTTGCCAATGTTATAAGTCGACCGATTAAAGTGTTAATCATCTTTAAAACAGGAGTAAAAACATTTATTAAGCCTTGTCCGATGCTAGCTTTTAGTGATTGAAATTGTAGCGAAAGAATTCTAACCTGATTCGCCCAGCCCCCAGATGTTCTCGCAAAATCTCCATTTGCAAGTGCAAGCTGTTCCTGTACAAATTGATATCTGAGTGCTACTTTTTCAGCTTCTGACATTTGAGCAGTTGTTTTTCCAAAACCATTTGCAAGCGCATAACTATCCAATGCTGTTTGAGTCATTACGACACCTAGATCTTTTAACGACTCTGTTTCTCCTGTGAAAACAGATTTAAGTTTTGTGTACGCTTCATCTTGCGAAAGATTATAAAAGGATGCGACATCTCCTGCAAGCGCAGTAAGTGATGTCCCCATATCATAAGCTTGTTTTTCCGAAAATCCAAAGGCTTTTGCCATCGCCCCAAAAGTACCAGTGTATTGCTTAGCCATTGTTTCAGACAATCCGAAATTTTTCGCTGCTGATTGTGCAAAACTATCCACTTGTGCTGTCATCTGTGGAAATGTTACATCAACAACATTTTGAACTTCTGCCAAATCAGAACCTAAGTCAAGACAACTTTTTCCAAATTCTATAAGTTTTTTTACACCAAAAGCTGCTGCAATTGTTGCACCTGCTTTTTTTGCTACACTTGTAATTCCACGCATTTGCCTATTAAATGCATTTTGATTTACAACCAAATCTAACCCAATTTGTCCAACGCTTTCTGCTATCTTGCCTCACCTGCCTTTTTCCCACAAAAAAAGGACGCCTTTCAGCGTCCCTTTGGGTTTTACCTAATATTTATTTTTTCCATTTATGTCCACAATTCAAACACTTTGCATATCCTTTTTTACTACTCAATCCCCCAAGAATAGCACCTGTAGAACCTGCCAGAATATCTCCTACCAGTGCTCTTCCAATGCTCAATTTTTTATCAACATAAGTTATGCTTGTACTACCACATTTCGGGCAATATGCTTTTCCTTCTACCTTTGCTCTTGTTATTCTTGATTTCTTTGACATATCTATTTTCATTTGTTTTTTATCTTTTTCAGCTTGCCAAAGACCTTGCTTTGTTTCCACTTTTTCCACCCATTTCGGGGTTCCTGACTTCGGATGTGGAACACTCGCTCTAATTTCCTCGATTCTTTCTAAATCATTTGAATCTACAATTGGAAAATCCTTTGCTTTTACTCCACAATGTGGGCACTTTTTCGCTCCATCTAGCAGCTTATCACCACAATTAAGACATATTTTCACTTGTTTACCCTCCTATACTCTTTTATATACAAATTATATAAAAATCATATAGAAATGTAAATCTATTCTTTTATCCCTGCCATTTGCAGAAATCCCTGCCTAATCGCTTCTAACTCTGCATCCATTTGATGCTGATTCGTTTTAGCCATTTGTTTCGCCCATTTACTTCTCCACTCACTTCTGATTCGCATTTGCTCCGAAGTAAACTGTTCAAGCATTTCTTTTCTATCCTCTGCACGAATAGATACAATTCTACCAAGTGCTGTATCTGGTCCCAGACCAATCAGTAAATCTCGAAATTCATCCCACTTCATTCCTGCCGGAAGTTCTCGAGAAAGTCTTATCCCGTACTCGCTCTGAAATGACGACACAATCAAATCGAAATCGTCAATCAAATCATAGCACGGGTCACTACTCTCCCTCGTTATTTCCTATGACAAGCTCGATTGCAGTTTCTACAATCTTAGAAAGAGAACTTGCAGAAAGTTTCTTGCCTTTTTTATCCTTTAAGCTACAGATTTTTTCTACTGCTCCTTTTTCAAAAAGAAGTTCCATCGACTCTTTTACTGCTGACATATTCTCACCCTTATCTAATGTTCCCATCAATTTCAGCATTGTCTCAGCATCAGAGTTTACTTCTACTTCTAAATCTCCAATTTTTAAGATCGGATTCTCATCAAAAGATAATTTTTCACTGATATCTACAATTTTTGCCATGCTCTAACTCCTTTATTTTACAGCTTTGTTTACATCTGCCGACATTAAGGAACTTCCTGCTACCACCGTCGGCTTTCCGTTGCTAATTACATCAAATTCTAATGCTCCTACATTTGTAGAATCTCCGCCACCACAGTTTTTAATATCAAATACTGCTGCATCCCAGGATACTTTTGTTCCGTCAGGAAATTCCCACTCAAAATATCCCTCTGCATCATGTCCATTTTTATATAACTTTCCTGCAACAAAATCATTGCCGGTGTCTCCAATGTTACGCTTGCCACTCAGAGTGATTGTAATTGCTTTTGAAGTCATTAATGCTCTTTGCCAACCTTCTGTATCCATCGGAGTCCAAGTTTCAACTCCGTTTGAGACTGAAACTGAAAAAGTTTCCATATCTGCGATTGTTGATGCAGTACCTTTTTCTGCTCCGACTTTAAATTTATTGTCTAAAACCGGAAATACGTTTGTTTTTCCTGCCATGCTTATTTTCCTTTCCGATAAATTACAGCCACTTCGATAACATACTCATAGACACCCGCTTCATCTGTGCCAATATCCTGTAAATCATAAAGTGGCTGAATAAAATTAATTGTTTCTTCGTTTATTTTTACATTTCTTACTGCTCTGATAGCTTCAAATAACGCTGTAGCAGACTTTTCAGAGTCGCGTGGAGATTTATTCCAGTGCACCAGAATTGAGACATATTTTTCGCCATACCCCTCACAGGAGACACCGCCCAAAGCAGTATGATATTCATTTTGATGTTTACTATTGTATACACCAAACGACTTCTCTTTTTTGTCTGGCATCTTGCTCATATAGACATAATCTGCCAGTTTCAGAGACTCTATAAAGTCTCTTACATCTGATAGCATCATACTCCACTCAACCTCCTATACAGCTTTTTGTATGCTTCGATTGCAAACTGACTTTTTGAGCCGTTCGGCAACCAATCTTCGTACCAGTCACCCCTTGCGTGGGGGTTTTCAGAAGTCTCAAAACGATACTCTGGATGGAAGTACAATCGCCGTGCGTAAGGTGTTGTTGATACGATTGTCACCTTGCCATTTTTGCTCTGTGAGTAGTCTACAGCTGTACTTTCATTTTGTAAGTTGCCGGACTCGAATGGAAATACCTGTGCCTGTACCACTTCGGTATGTAATGCCTCTGCTGTCTGCTCTAATGCGGTAACTTGTGCATCTGATAATTTTCTTATTGTCGGAAAATTCAATCTCACATTTGAATTAACTCGAATCATTCTAAAAGCACCTCCGTATAATTGACTGTGCCGTCGGGATTTCTCGCTTTTCTGCCCTCGATAATTCTACGACTTACTCCAAAAATTTTAGCCTCTCCGCCGGAAATCACCGCAAGTGCAGGACAGATATCACCCGAAAATAATGCTGTTCCAGCGATTTGTATCAGCTTTTTCTCTGCTGTAAGCACTGTTTTTGCTTTATCTTGATAGTTGCATTTTCCAACAAATTCGACTGCCTCAAGCGGTTCTCCATATTCATTCAAGCCCTCTCGGTTAAATTTAAGTACAATATCAATCGAACATAACCGTTTTGGGACTAAACAAGGATATTTCATTTAATCACCTCGCAAGTCTACAGCATAAACCTGTCTGACATAACATTGAGTACACATCTTTACGCATTGCAACACCTTTATCCGCAAATACATTCCATGAAGCTCCAAACTGCGCAGAAACACCGTTGATGCTATATCCGGACAGCACGCTTTCTATCATATCTGCATTTTCATACTCAAATTCTGCCTGTTTACAGACTACTTCTTTAATAATCTCTTGCTGAAGCTCAGTAAGATTAGAAAATCCCTGACTTACAATTCTGTTATAAGTCAGAGAATCAATATGCCGTGATGCCTGTAACAGTGCTTTCTCTGCACTGCCCTCATGTATCACACTTCCTTCATAGTAATCTGTATAGTACGCTTCTGAGACGTAACTTTTATAAGCCATCTTATTCTCCTGCGTATTCTACTGTATCTGTATCTACATATACACTGTCTACCTTGCCATCTTTTCCATTCGGGAATACAAATGTATCAGACAAAGAACGGTTCTGGTACAGATATCCATCTCCTTCTGTGTGACTTCCAGGATTGAAAAAGTAAATACTTGAAATTTTCGGCACAGTCTTGCATGTTTCTAAGCAAGCGACTAAGACATTGATTTTATGTGCACCAGTCACAGCAGGAGAAGAAGATTTTTTCTTCGGTTCAAATCCACCTGCTTCCGGTTCCCAGTTGAATGCATCATAAAAACGTTCGTCGTCAATTACTTCCATTACCGGCACACCGTCGATATCAGTTACTCTTGTTTCAATTCCGATACCACCCTCTGCAATCTGAGTCAATTCAATTTTTCGTGTGAACTCAGTAGACTGTTCTAATGCATCCATGATTGCAGTTGTTACATACATGATAAGTGAGCCTCTCGCTCTGTAACGTCTTAATTTGCCTTTTGCTAAGATATCTTTTAACATACCGAACACTTTAGCTTTTGTATACGTTGCAGCAGCCGTTGAGGAATGATATCCATCTGTTTTCTGTGCTACCTGTGCTACTTTTGAATAAAATAAAGCATCTGTTTCCGGCACTACCTGTGTCTTTTCAAATATTTCAGAAATATTGAAAATTGAAGCGGTTTCGTTAGTTTCATCTACATCTGCCTTGTCGACAAGAAATGAAATATCTCTATCATGAGTCACTGTAAACGGTACATCTGTCTGTACATAGTTACCTTTATTCCAGCCACCGGTTCTTTTGTGATTTTTGTAACCGGTTGTACTCATCTGAGTAAAATGAAATGTCTTTGCTCCTACCCATCTCACGTTATCGGTAACAAACGGAGATGTTAATGTTCCCTGAATCAAAATTTCAAGTAACTGCGGATTCCACTGTTCTGCGTAATTTAATGCCATTTTTTATACCTCTCTTAATTCCATCTATTCCAGCGTTTTGACGCCACTGTCTGCTTGCTCTGCGCTGGGTTTTGCGGGTTCTGCGCTGGATTTCCACCGGTACCGATCTGTGTAAATCCTCGCTGTGAGTTCTGCACCGGCTTTAAGCCTGGCACATCTTCGAGCACTTTGTTAAGTGCCTGTGTCATAGCCTCATCATTGATTTTTCCATCTTTTCCCATGACCTGGCTCAAATCAGCCATTTTTAAGACATAAGGGATTGTTTTTGCATCAATTCCGAGTGCTACAGCTGCAATCGTTGCGGCTGACTCAATTCTTGCGTTCTGCGCCTCCTGTTGAGCTGCCAGCAAATTGTTCTGCATCCCTGCCACATCCGGCTGGTTTGCTGCTTTCTGCTCCTTAAATGTTGCAATTGCCTGCTCCACCTCTTGCTGAGACAATCCCTGCTGTTTGAAATATGCTTTCAACGCAGTGTCTTCTTTCGCTGCCAGTGTTCCCTCCAACATCTGCTGTATTTTCTCGTAATCAATTGCAGCAGGTTCTGGCTGTGAATTGCTGTTTGTTCCGGATGTCGTATCAGGACCTTCCGGAGCAGGAGCTGGTTCTGCAAAAAACTGCAAATTCATTTTAAACATTTTCTATTCCTCCATTTTAAGAGTGTCACTCTATTATCCATTGTCATCGGTGTCACCGCCCGCACACCTTTTTAAGTCTTGTTGCGTTTTGACATAAAAATAAGGTGCTTCACCCCGCACCTCAAAGGGAGATAAAAGAATCACCGCCTTTCTATGTGTAGCTTGCCAGTTTTAAGTACCACAACGTCGCCAATTCTTGCGATTTCATGCCCGATTCTCACTCCTTTCAATTGCACTGCTCCATCCACTACTTGATAGATAAAGTTCACTGTGTCGTAATTAATCCGAACTGCCAGCCAATCCGGTGCAATCCGGTCTGCATCAGGAGTTACTATGTATCTTTGTCTGTTCTTCATAAAATTCACATCAGCATTTCTACTCTACTGTGTAATCTTCAATAACAGGAATACCGTACTCAATAGCACATGTATTTTCAATTCTACATCCTCTAGCAGTCTGCCAGCCTTTTACAAAATAGGCAATGTCTGCACCTGATAGAAGTTCTAAAGATTTTCCTAGAAACCAAAGTGGCTTTACATCCGCTGGAGCTTCTTGGAAGAAAGAATCAATAACCTCTACTGCTTCTCCGATTTTCGCCTCTGCGCTCTTGATTGCTTTCTGGCGTTCTGCCAGGATGTCTTCATCAGACTTTCCTTTCATTGGCTGTGAAATAAACAATTTCTTCATGATTAATCCTCCTAATCTGCAAACACCCAATCATCTGCAAGCATATCTGCCTGACTTGCGAGCCATCCCATCTGTACTCCTGATGTTCCGACAAATGCGATAGCCATGTTTCCGATAGCATCATGTTCGCAGTTTACTATATCTCCATCCGCTGTCTTGTAAGAAATTCCTGTAGCGAGCTGGATGTACTGCTTCTTCCCATTCCATCCTTTTCTTGCTACTTTCATGCCACGTTTCAGATACTTAATTGCTTCTCCAAATGAGAATGTAGCCTCGCCACCCAATTCCGGACAATTCTTACTATCTGCTAACGTCCATTCATCACTTGCGATATTGGAAAATGTATAGTCCGGAATCTGTGTCTCACGGATATCCATGTCAACTCCATCTTTCGTGTGCATGATAATTGTTTGCTTATCTTTAGACCAATACCAATATCCAGCCCATGATGGCAATTTCAACTTCTTTCCCTGTTTCATCATTTTGAATGCTTCTGAAAATTTCATGTTTTTATTCCTCTCTTCCTTAAAAATGGGTATAAAAATACCACCAACCTTTCGATTGATGGTACGGTACTACTGCATCCTATCCAAATCCCAAGCAATTTTTGTCAATTCTTTATCAGCCTCTCTTACTTCCTCTGGTGCATCTTCTCTTAAATGTACACCATCCAGATAAGGCTCAACTTTTTTCCATAATTCTTTTTCACGTGGGTCAACAATTTCCATTTCATTCACTTCTTTCTTTTTATCGTTTTATACTCTGCTTCAACTTCATCATACCTTTTTTTGTAATACATACTATTAGCATATTCACTTATTTCACTTACATTGTATTCATTAATACCAGCTGAGTCAATTGTTTTCTTTGCTTCTTTGCAAGAATTTTTTATGTATTTACCGTAATTTTCTTTTGTAATTTCACCATATTTTGCTCTAAAGTTTTCTGCTTGCTTCATGTGCCACATTTCGTGAAATTCAATATTCCCTTGGTCTTTTACCACTTTACTGTCAACAATTTGGGGAAGATAGAAAACAGCATTTTGAATTGCATCATATTTACCATAAGCAGTCGGCATCTCTTCTGGTGAAACAATCACAATTTTCGGCTTTCTTGACAATTCGATTTTCCATTGTTTCAATGCCTGTTCTGTTCTCTGATTTATTGTATTCAATGCTCGAGGTTTAATTTCTGCCAAATCAGATACATATATTTCTCCTGGGTATGTTTCAATCTTGTTAATATTAATTTCAGTTTTCTGAAACTGATTTATTAATATAGTCGATTTTTCGCCCTTTTCAACGGCTCGATATGCCTGTTCTTTCCAAGATTCTTTTTTAATTGCATACTGCTCTTTATTTTTCATATCAAGCGAGTGCTTTTCTAATCTTTCAAATTTCTCTTTCTGTCGTTCTGCATATTGCTCTTTTGCTTCTTTACGATTCTGTTTTTCTATTTTTTTTAACTCATTACGGCTAAATTTATCATCTGGCGGTGTGCTGATGCCAGGAAAGTATGTAGTATGTGAATCTTTGCATCTCGGATGGTATAACCCCGCCGAAATTGCTGAACTCATAAGTCCATATCCGCTTTCTGATGCTTCTGCACCTGTTCCGCCGCTCCAAACATCATCAATCAGCACTTTCCCCACAAAGGGTAAGCACTTCGGACAGGGATTCCCTCTTTTATTTACGATCACGGTATGTATTCCCCACTCTTGCCGTTTCACACCTTCGCCTTGCAAATATGCTCTCTTACTCGCTGTTCTGATTGCCATGTCTGCATAATCTGCAAGTGTGTGTCTTGCACCGTTTTTGTATTCGATGCAGTTTAATCCTGCCGACAGAAAATCATGAGTTGCCCTATCTACCGCCTGCTCATAAGTTCCTGCTCCTGTGTTTGCATAAACTTGAGCATTATAGATGATTTTTCGATACTGGTCGTTAGCCATGCGTAGCACTGCTGTTTCAGCCTTTTTCATATCGTCCATCGTGGCTTTTATCAGAGCTTCAAGTTTTCTTTCATTCAGTTTAAAAAACTCTGCCTGCGCCCCTCTTGCGACTCTGTGCCCTCGAAACCCTTTTCTGATTGCTTCCAGTATTGCCTTTTCCTGTTGCATCTGTCCATCAGAATTTGCTACTGAAATTAAAGAAGCAATCTCAGAATTGATATCCCGAAATTGCTCTCTGTATTTCTTGCTATTCTGTTTTTTGTACTTTTCAAGAGTATGAAGCATTTCTGTCTGCCACATGCTCCATTGCTTACCTTCTTTAATTTCTTCAAACTTGTGTCTTTTGAAGTTTCGCATCATCGAAGCTATCAATTCATTCTCAATTGCCTCAAATGCTTTGCCAATGTCATATTCGTTATTTATTGCCATTTGCGTATACCTTGAAGCCTTGCGTTTTAAAAGTTTTGATAACTTCTTTTAATTTGCCCTTACTCTCGCAAGTATCATTTCTCAATTCTGCATAGTCTTTTTTCTCTATTGCATACACTCCAAACCGCACTTGCTCTTTTGCGACTTTCAGAAGTCCCTCGTATTCTCTACGGTTCATTTTGTAAATTCGTTGTCCCACTTTTACTTTCATTTTCGCCCTCTCCTGTATTCGCTTTAAAATCACCAAGTTTCATGTTCAATGACGGCTCTTCTACACTTTGTATACCTTGCTCTTCTTTGAGTCGTGCAATTTCCTCTTCTTTGCAGTGCTCATCGAGACTATCTCCATATAATTCTTCTACGCACCGCTCAATACTCATGATACCGCCCTGCTTTGCTTTTGCGACCGTTTCCACCTGACTCTCAAATGACGGATTTGCATACTCTCCAAACAGAACATTTGCCTGTACCTCTTCTGCTGCCTGATTCTGTAGAAAATTATTTGCATTAATACAAGCCGACACAACATCTGGCAATGTTTCCTGCAACGCTTCTACAATTGCATTTCTCGTATAAAGCGTTGTCTTTTCTTTCTCTCTTTGCGCTTCTGCATTATCGAGCTTTTTCGTGTCAATTCCGAGTGTGGATGGACTTAATACACCTTGCAGACATAAGTCTAAAGCAGTGATATAAGACGATAAATAGCTTTCATGCGGAATCGCTGGCTGAACAGTAACAACCTCGTTTTTCTGCCCCTCTCTCATATCTCCATCCGATGAAAAATAGCGGTCGTCAAAAGCATTAGGGCTTACAATAGCCCCTGTACTTGGGTCATGTGGCACTAAGCACTCTGGAATGTATGTCTTTGCTCGTCCGGCTCTGAGTGCGTCCATCCATTGCGACCAAACTTCGTCAAGTGAATCAAAATTGTCCAGCTTGCCATCGAAGATACTGCCACCTCTTCCGTCGTATTTTGCAGACTCATATATCATAAGTGGCACAGCAAGAATCACACTATTGTCAAACGTCACATCTGCAAGATGCTGTGTCACTTCAAAACTCTTGATATCGACAATTTTGTTATCAAAATAAAGCTCATTCACAATATACCCATATCCGTACCGCTCATTCAGTGTGTATGTCTTTCCATTGCTCCGATATGGTGTTTTAAATATAACTTCCTGTATGCGGTCTCTCTGTCTCACAAACTCAACTCTGTCGCCTGGAAACCATTCTAAAATCGGATACTCGCTTATGTTTGTATCAATCGTTACTTTAAAAGCTCCATCACCGATATAAAGCGCCTCTTTCAGCGCACTTTCCAGTTTGCGCTGAAATTTGTTTTCCTTTTCGATTGCTTTCCAGATATTTTCATGTGCCGGATTTTCAAATTCAAATCCATCCATGTCCGGTAATACTGCTGCTGTAAGAGTTCTTACAATCAGTCCAGGCAGACCGGTATGCACCTTTCGCATTTCCATGCCTTTTGAACACTTACTCGCCCAAAATTTGTATCTGTCTGCATGTTCGCAGTTCTGCATATAAAACTGCTCTAATTCATTGCTGTCACCTCGGAACCAGATTCGATTGCGAATCGAGTGCCCCTCGAAATCAAGCATTTCATTGATACTAAAATTGTACGGATTTGCCGGCAGTACATTCAACCAGCTCCGTAGACCTCTTTTTAAATTTTCATTCATTTCCTGCATCCACTTCACTGTGTGCCTCCTCTTCAAATCCTATTCGATGCCGATACGGTATCCAAGCGTATTGCTGAGAGTTGACCGTGTGATCGTTTCTGTCCTCCGGCACGTCCTTTTCCTCATCCCAGGAGTACCTTTCAAGTTCAGATATATGCTCCACGCAAGTATCTACTACTAAGTAACACCCTTGCGTAATCCAACCCAACTGTAGCTTAATTCTGTCCAAAATAGCTACTTTTTTGTACGACTCAATAAAGTTATACAAACACCCTTGCAGACGCTTATACTTGCGTAATTCCGTGATTGTAGCAGCATCTGCACAGTCGATATAAGTCTCTTTTGCAAATCCCCATTTTTCCCTGCACCGTTCCAAGAACTCTACAAACTTTACAGCCGTGTCGGACGGTGCCAGCGGATTTTCTAAATCCTTGTTGCTGTATACTTGTTCTGCAAGCATAATAAGTTTGCGATCATCTGTAATTCCAAGAAATGTCATTGCAATTGTATCATGAGTTTTAGCTGAGTATGATGTATCAAGTCCTGCTGTGAATTTCTTAAACTTGATTTTTCTATCTTGTAGCTGTTTCTGCACCCATTTTTCAGTAATAACATGCTCTTTTCTGCTAAAGTTTGGAAATATCAGTCCGGTTGCTTTTCCCCTGAGTCCCAGTATCTTGTTTTTCCAGATTTTTGTTCCCTTTGGAGTATTCTGTATAATCTGCTGTTTTTTCGCATCTGGAAGCCCTGCATTATCATCAAAGCCAAAGAACCAGTGTACCCAGCCACTTTTTGCCTCTTCTGTCAGCTCGTCAAGTATCTCCTGTGGAGTATCGTCTCGCCATTCTGACAGCGGTCTTGAGCAGTTGATATACTCTTTATATACATCCAAATTCGGGTCGTCCGGATTCAGGGTGCCCATGAAGTAGTCGCATCTCATCGCTGCTTCACGGACAAAATCAATATCCGCCGTGTTCAACTCGTCGATATATAAGCATCCATACTGACCCCCGAGGGCTTTCTGCCACTTCTGCTTATCTCCGTATCCGAGGACATACACAACTTTATCCCCTGCGTTTGTATGCAGCAGGACATGCGGTATTTTATCGTCTTTTGTGCCGTTTCCGTTATACTTAACCAGACAGCCAAAATCGTCGACAATTCCCAAATCTTTATTAATAATATTTTTTTCTGCCGTACCCGTGTCCTTTGCCGCAATGATATGCAATTTTTTCGGACTCTTTGCAACTTTGAGCATAAATTTAAACAGTCCAACCGTTGTTTTTCCTGCTGCTGTTGTCCCTTCAAGAAATTCAACTGGCGCATCGCATTTTAAAAATGCTTTGTATTTTTCAGATAAAAGTAAGTTCTCAGCACTCACTACTCATTACCGCCTATTTGCTTCAAAATTGCATCTAATTTCGATTTTTCTTCATCTATCGCAGACACTTCTACTTTGTCTTTGAACATACCTAAATGACGTCCTAGCAATTCCAGAGCCTTTTCTTTATCATTCAGTTTAAGCTCAATTCCATTTTTTCCTTGCTTGATGCCTGCAATCGCTCTGACCTGCGCTTCCGTCAATTTATCAGTATCATGCAGCAGAACCTCATCACCTCTGATGCTCACATAATCTGTTGCCTTTGCAAATGCGATTGCTGCCAACTCTGCGATTACTCTATCTTGTGTGACTTCTGTGCGCTCCTGCCTATCCTGCATCCGCTCTGCGATATATTCCGCAACCTTAGCATTTCTTAGCATCCTGCTTCCATTTGCCATTGCTGTTTCATCCTTTTTCACAGCAGGATATGCCACTTTGTAAGCACGAGTGGCATTTAAGTCAATCAAATACTCGTCTGCAAATATTTTTTGTTTTTCTGTCACTGTGCTCACCTCCTTTTTGGGCAACAAAATAGCACCCAGAAATGGGTGCTATCACAAAAGAAAAAGTTAGGGAGTATTAGGGAGTAAATTATGAAAACTATACAATTTAACCACTCAAGTTCGGTACTTGTAGACCCTTATCTTTTCGCCAGATAAGTAGCTGTTGCCGTCACGCAACAATTGAAGCGGAAGGAATCGAACCCTCGACCTCTTGCAGATGCCTTGCAAGTGCTCTACCACTGAGCTACGCTTCAACCTCATAATACATTTAGGGGGCTTTAGGTTTAAAAAGAAAAGTTAAAGTATTTTGTACCCTTCTGACAGCTTATAGTTTACACCTGACTCATTTGACTATCAATAGTAATTTCGTTCCATTTCACATCATTTCGTTCCATTTCACATCATTTCGTTCCATTTCACATCATTTCGTTCCATTTATAATCTAAAACTTCTTTTAAATCATCTGCTATAATTTCAAGTTTCTCTAAAGCATTACTTTTTAATCTTTTTAAAGTCACTCTTGCTTTTCCAGTCTTCTCTTCCATTTCGCTAAATGTTAAGCCGTAAATATAAATGTCTTTCAGAATTTCTTTTTCTCTTGCATCTTTCAGCGTTCCAATCGTTTCTCTGATTTTTAATTGTTTGAATTTCTCTGTGCAGAGCTTACTTGTCAACTTTTCTAATTGCTTGTCTCTTCTTATAATCCAATCTGCCAAATCGCTCTGTCCACTTCTTCCTCGTGGCATCCCATCAGCAGTCCCACTTTGCAGCATATCGCCCTTTAGTTCTTTTATTTCTACAAGCAGATATTGTTCCTCTTCAACAGATTTCCGATACTGTTCGAGAAATTCTTCTTTCATTCTGATTTCTTCACTTTTTGCCATTAGATTGCTCTCCGTACTATTTTCTCATTGCTTCAAATTCTTTCCACGCAAACGATTCACAAAAGCCGTTTCCTGCTTTTGTTTTAATTCGCAGCAGGATGAAGTATTCATACACATCAACAACTGTTGCTTTTCTGATTTTCTTTCTTTTCTGCGCTCTCCACCTCTTCATCTCACTTCTTCCGTGATAATTTTCACTTTGTCCCCAACTTTGACATTATGCTCTTTTTCAAACCTCTTTCTTGTTTCAGCGTTTCG